TCGGGCTGGCATCGAGTTCAACGCCATGGGGCGGCGTGTGGCTTACTGGTGCTATCGCAACCATCCCAGCGACAAGACCTCGCTCAATGTGGGCTACAACCAGCTGGTGCGGATCCCGGCGGAGCAGATGCTGCACGTGTTCGAGCCTCTGGAACCCGGCCAGCTGCGCGGTGTTCCGCGTCTGGCGCCGGTCCTGAAACGGCTGCGCAGCCTGGACAACTTCGATGACGCGGTGCTGTTTCGCCAAGAGGTGGCCAACCTGTTTGCCGGCTTCGTTCGCAAGCCCGCACCTGACGGCCCACCGCAGCTCGACCCGCTTACTGGGGCACCGGTCAAGTACGACCGCGACGGCTTCACCCCGATGGTGGGACTTGAGCCCGGCACGATGCAGGAGCTGCTGCCTGGTGAACAGGTCGAGTTCTCGGACCCGCCGGACGCCGGCAACAACTACCCCGACTTCATGCGGCAGCAGCTGATGGCCGCTGCCGCCGGTTCGGGCATGCCCTACGAGCTTATGACCGGCGATATGCAGGGTGTGAATGACCGGGCGATCCGCGTAGTGCTCACCGAGTTCCGGCGCCGCCTGGAGCAACTCCAGTTTCAGGTGTACGTCCATCAGCTGTGCCGACCAGTGCGCAAAGCCTGGATGGACATGGCCGTGCTCGCCGGGGCGCTAGACCTGCCGGACTACGCGCAGCGGCGCCGCGAGTACCAGCGAACCCGTTGGGTGCCGCAAGGCTGGGCCTACATCCACCCGGTACAGGACGTCCAGTCCAGGCAGATGGAGATCCTTGCCGGCTTCACCTCTCGCAGCGAGACGTGTTTGCGCGGCGGGACCGACGCTGAGGTGGTGGATGAAGAAAACGCTGCCGATCTCGCCCGGGCAAAGGCCTTGGGCCTCAAATACAGCACTTTGTCGGCGGTCGATGACGACCCCGAGGAGAAGGAGAAAGCATGAAGCCGTTGAAGCCTTTCCGTATTTACAACAAGGCACCAACGGTGCCGCAGGTCGATGATGAGCACTGGTATCAGATCAAGGCCACCACGAAAGCCGAGGGCACTACGGAAGCCGATCTTGCCCCGATTGAGATCTACATCTACGGCGAGATTGGCGGTTGGGGTATTACCGCTAACCAGTTCATCCGCGACCTCAAGGCGATTGATGACGGGGTGTCGCCGGTTGAAGTCGCCTTCAATACCAACGGCGGCGATCTGTTCGAGGGTCTGGCGATCCATAACGCGCTGAGCCGTCTGGGTGAGCGCTGTACCGGCCGCATCGATGCCCTGGCGGCTAGCGCCGGTAGCGTTGCGGTGTGCGGCGCTCACCGGGTGGTGATGGCGTCGAATGCGATTCTGATGATTCACAACCCCTACACCTGGATCGAAGGTGACGCCGAAGAGCTTCGGCGGGTGGCTGATGTCCTCGACCAGGCGTTCGAGGTGATCATCGCGGCTTACAAGGCGAAAGCGCCTGATATCGACGAAGCCGAGCTGCGGCGTCTGGTCAACGATGAGAGCTGGCTGACAGCTACGGAAGCACTGGCACTTGGGCTGGTCGATGAGGTCGGCACCGGCGTACAGGTGCGAGCCTGCTTGGGCAATGGTGCAACCATGGCCAAGTATCGGAAGACCCCGCAGACGTTGCTCGATCAGCTCGCCACTAAGCCTGGTGAGCCTGACGCAGATCCGGCAACGACTTCCGAGCCGGCGGCACCAGACCCAGGCGACTCCACTGCGCTGGCCTTGATGATCACCCAGGACTGCGCCAACGCGGGAATCAGTAACCTGGTCGCTCCCCTGATCACTGCCACCAAGCTGACCGACAAGGCCACGGTGCAGGCCGCGCTGAAGCGCGCCAAGGGCATCCGCGATCTTTGCGCCGCAGCCCGGCTGCCGGAGCTGACCGCTGAATACGTGACGGCCGGCCTGGAACCCGATGCTGTGCGGGCTCGGCTGTTCGAGAAGTTGGTCAGCTCCGGCCAGGGCTTCGAGATCGACAACACTTTGCCGCCGGCCGACGACGAGCAAGAGACGATCAAGGCGCAACTACCCAACCCAAACGACATCTGGGCTGCCCGCCGGCAGGCCGCCACAAAAGGAGCACGACCATGAGCGTCATCCAACAGGAACCGGTCCATGCCGGTGAGTTTCTGCTTTCTGAAGGCGCGGGGAAGATCTCCCGCGAAGCCATCAACATCGTCGCTGGCCCGGCCCTGGTTGCTGGCCAGTTGCTCGGCCTGGTCACGGCAAGCGGCGAGTTCGCTCCCTACAACCCCGAGGCTGAAGACGGTAGCGAGAACGCCGTCTGCATCCTCTTCGCTCCGCTCGGCGAGTCGGATGTCTCGCGGCGTGGGCGCGCCGTGGTGCGGCTGGCGGAGGTCACCGAGGCGCTGTTGACGGGCCTCGACGGTGATGCGGAAAAGTCCTTGGCGGCGAACTTCATCATCCTGCGTTGACCTGGCCCTGTCTTTTCTCCCAACCCCCGCCTCGAGCGGGGTTCTTACTTTCTGGAGTACCCCATGGCTGAGATTGCCATTTTTCAAGATGATGCCTTCAGCGTTGCAGCCCTGACTGCAGCCATCAACGAGCAGGAGTATGTGCCGGGTCGCCTGGCGGCGCTCGGGCTCTTCCGCGAAGAGGGCGTTCCGACGCTGACCGTTCAGATCGAAAAGGACGGCGATACGCTCGCCCTGGTGCCTGCGGGTGAGCGCGGAACTTCCGGCTTGGTGGTCGGTGGCAGCAAACGCAAACTCATCCCCTTCAACACCGTTCACCTGCCGCAGCGTTTCTCGATCAAGGCTGACGAGATCCAGGGCATTCGTGCGTTCGGCTCGACCACCGAGCTGCAGGCCGTTCAGGCGGTTGTGAACAAGCGCCTAGGCAAGGCCAGGAGCCAGCTGGACGCCACCCATGAGTATCACCGCATGGGGGCAGTCAATGGCCAAGTGCTCGACGCCGACGGCTCGTCGGTGCTGTTGGACATCTACAAAACCTTCGGTGTGTCCCGACAGACGCTGTCGATGGGCCTCAACGATCCGAACGCCAACATCCAGGCGCAGTGCGTCGACGCGCTGGACATGCAGGAGGACGCGCTCGGCAATGTCACCACCACCGGCGCGCGTGCGTTCTGTGGCAGGACGTTCTGGAAGAAACTGATCTCTCACCCATCGGTGGTCGAGACCTACAAGGGCAGCCAGCAAGCCGCAGCCCTGCGGGGTGATGGGCGAGAAGGCTTCGAATTCGGCGGCATCAGCTGGGAGCGCTATCGCGGCAAGGTCGGCGGCAAGGCCTACGTTTCCGATGACGAGGCCCGCCTGGTCCCTGAGGGTGTCTCGGATCTGTTCCTGTCGATCTACGCGCCGGCGGACTACATCGAGACCGTCAACACCGAGGGCCTACCGTATTACAGCAAGATCGAGGAAATGCCTTTCGGGAAAGGTATCGACGGCGAGGCGCAGTCCAACCCGCTGCACATCTGCACCCGTCCACGTGCTGTCCTCCGTTTGACGATCTAATCATGGCCTTCCGCGACCTGATCGATGACGTAGATGAGGTGGTGTTTGAGGTCCTGGGCGATCTGGCCCGCATCGAAGGCCGTGAAGTGGCTGGGATGTTCTCGGCGCCGTGGCTGCAGCCGAAGCTGGGGCAGATTAATACCTGCTTGCGTGAGCCGCACCTGGTCATCCGCGTTGGCGACAATTCGGGCGTCGATGTGCGGCAGCGGGTAGTGATTGATCTGCCGCCAGAGGACGGCGGCGGCAACTACATCATCACCCGCATCGAGCCAGGTGGTGATGGCCTAGTGGCCTTGATACTGAGGAAGTCGCCATGAGCGTAGGCAGCTATCAGAAGCAATCCTCCAGCTCTGGCCTGATCACCCTTCAGGCAAACCCACAGCAGGTCAAAAACTTCTCTGAGTTTGGCGAGCTCATGCCCAAGGCGATCAAGGCGGCGCAGCGACGGGCGATCAACAAGACCGTTCGCTGGCTGCGCACCCACATTGCCAGGTCCGTGAGCCAGCAAGAGCGCATTGCCGTATCGGCGGTGCGGCAGCGCTTGCTGGCTTACCCCATGGGCAGCAATGGACAGGGCAAGCTCTGGTTCGGTCTGAATCCCATGGAAGCCAGTCGCGCAGGCCGGCCACGGCAAACCCGCTCGGGAGTGTCGGTTGCTGGTCGCAAGTACCAGGGCGCGTTCTTCAGGACGGTTTACGGCGGCAAGCCGGATATCTGGATCCGCACAGCCAGCAAGCACTTCAACAAGGACGATTACCCAGACAGCGATGTGTCGGGGAAGGGCGGGGCGAGTGCGGGTTGGATCGGCGAGAACGACAGCCGCTTCCCGTTGGCCAAGGCGAAGATCTCGCTCGACGATGTCAGGCCGCATTTCGAGTCATGGACGAACAAGGCCCATCAGCGACTGCTGGTGGTGATGGAGCAGGAGCTGAACTTTGAGCTGCAGAAGCACCTTCGGAGACTGGGGCAATGACTGACGATCCAATACCACTGGGCCAGGTGTATGCCGCGATTGAGCAGGGCATTCACCAGGCCATTCCCGCGCTGGCTTATGTCGGCACCATGCCGGGGCGGCTTGAAACAGTGGTTCCCCCGGCGGTCGTGCTGGAACTTGCCGGCTTCGAAGCGGCAGAGCGCGACCCTGGTACCGGCGAGACTGCAGTGGAAGCGCGCTTCGAGGCGCGAGTCATTGTCGGCAGCGAGCTGGACGATTGCCTGCACGTTGCGGCATTCGTCGCAGCGCAGTTGGCGGCGCTGCTGCGTCTACAGACGTGGGGCATTGCCGTTGACCCTGCGAAGTTCGTTCGCGCGGAACAAGACTGGAGCCGGCCGGAGTTGGACAGTTTTGCTGTCTGGGTGGTCGAGTGGACCCAAGGGATTTACCTGGGTGAGGAAGAGTGGCCCTGGCCGACTCAGCCCGGCCCGCTTGTGTTCGGCTTCGATCCTGAAACGGGCCGGGGCAATGAGAGCGCCTACGTGTCGCCGGAGGATCTAGCATGAGTTATGCGGCGGCGCAGCATGATCGGATGCTGGCGAGCCTGATGATCCCTTGCCGGGTCGTCGCCGTCGACCTCGCCGCCGCCATGGTGCGTGTTTCCGACGGCGGCGATTGGACAAGCGCCTGGGTGAGATGGCATGCCCAGGCTGCCGGTAAGGCTCGTCATTGGCGGGCGCCGAGTGTCGGTGAACAGGGCATGCTGATCAGCCCGAGCGGTGAGCCGGCACAGGGCACGTTCGTGCCGGGGCTGTATGGCGATGCCGGTGGCCAGCCTGACAACCGCGACCATGTTGAGGTCTGGCGTTTCGCCGACGGCGGCTCGCTGGTTTATGACTGGCAGGCCAAGAGCTACACGATTGCAGTTCCCAGCGGCACGGTGACCGTCACGGTCGGCGGTACCGAGGTCGTGGCTACCGACGACGCGATCTCTGCCCAATCCGGCAGCGTGACAGTCCAGGCGGCAAATATCACCTTGGAGGGCGCTGTGCAGATCAACGGATCGCTCAACGTCACGGGTGACATCCTCGGCGGTGCACGAATCATCGACACGGCCGGCAACACGGCCAACCACAAGCACTGACAGCCCGCCTCGAGCGGGCTTTTTTATGGAGGGCCTATGGCCGACAAGAAAGCTGCGGAGGCATCCGCGACGGTAACTTTCGTCGACAACACCTACGATCAGCGCCCGTTGTACCTGGCCACTGGACGGGAGCTAGTTGTGCGCCGAGGACGCATCACGGTGCCGGCGGACGATGCCGAAGCCCTGGCCTACCTGGCCAGCGACAATGGGCTGCAGCAGCTGCAGCCGCTGCAGGATGAATAACCGTGATCGGCGTGGATCGTCGGACAGGGCAGCCCATATCGGGGCTGGATCACCTGCGCCAATCCATTGAGGATATTCTGACCACGGGCCTCGGCAGTCGACGCATGCGGCCGGATTACGGCAGTCATCTGCGCCGGTACGTCGACTTGCCCGTTAGCGAGGGTTGGAAAAGCGCCGTACAAGCCGAGGTCGCCCGCGCCCTGGCGCGCTGGGAGCCACGCCTGAAGCTGGAGCGGGTGCGGGTCACCGCCGTGGTCGACGGCAAGATCACTCTTGAGCTGGCCGGCCAGTACCTCAACGATCCCGCGATTCTGGAGGTGAGTGCATGATCGATCTGTCATTGCTTCCGCCGCCCGATGTGGTGGAAAGCCTGGAGTTTGAAACGATCTATCAGACGGTACTGAGTGATTTCCGCCTGCTGATGGGTGATCAGTGGACGGCGGTGCTGGAGTCCGATCCGGTGGTCAAGCTGCTGGAGGTGGCGGCCTATCAAAAGCTGCTCGGCCGGGCGCGGGTCAACGCGGCGGCCAAGGCCAGCCTATTGGCCTACGCCAAGGGCGCCGACCTGGACAACCGCGCCGCCGACTACGGTGTGCAGCGTCTGAGCATCACCCCGGCCCAACCGGATGCGGTGCCGCCGCTGGCGGCGGTGATGGAGAGTGATTCAGCGCTGCGCTACCGCACGCGGCTATCGCTTGAGGCGCTATCGGTGGCGGGTAGCCGGGGTGCCTACGAGTACCACGGCCTGAGTGCTTCGGCGAACGTGTCGAGCGTGTCGGTGGACTCGCCGACCTTCGCGGGCGTGGCGCTCACGGATGCGCAAAAAGCCGTGCTGCCGGCCGGGGCCATCGTCGTGACCTGCACTTACCCCGCAGGCCTAATTAACCCACTGCCGGGCGACGTGTCGTTGGCCGTGCTGGGCCGGGTGGGGAGCGAGGAAACGCCGGCGCAGCTGGTGGCGGCAGTGCAGACCGCGCTGTCGGCTGAGAGCGTGCGGCCGCTGACAGATCGGCCGCGCACTCAAGCAGGGTTGGCCACTGACTTTCAGGTGTCGGCCACCCTGGAGCTGGAGGCGGGGCCTGAACCGGCCGTTGTGCTGGCCAATGCCCGCAGCGGGCTGGATTCGGCTTTGGCCGAGGCGCGCCGGCTCGAAGGGCAATTGCCGCTGTCGGCGATCTACGCCGCGTTACACGTAACGGGCGTGCGCCGGGTGGTGCTGACGGCGCCGGGCGCTGATGTGACCTGTGACAAGCGGCATTACCCCAGCTGCAGTGCGATCACCCTTAAAACCAAGGTGGTCGCATGAGTCTGCTGCCCAGTAATGCCACCGTGCTCGAGCGCGCCCTGGAGAAGGCCGGCGACCTCGGTATTGATCCCGAGGTGATTCGCGGTGTCGCCGACTCGGCACGCTGCCCGCCCAATTTCCTGCCCTGGCTCGGTTGGGCCATGAAGGTGGAAGGCTGGGAGGCGGCCAACACCGATGAGCAGCGCCGCGACCTGATCCGCGAAGCCATACCGGTTCACAAGACCAAGGGCACTGTCGGCGCGATCCGTCGCGCGCTCAAGGCCGTGCGCGTCAATGCGGATTTCAAGGAATGGCACCAGATACCCAATGCGGCCCCGTACACGTTTCAGGTTACCGCCTGGGCGAACGAGAACCGCGAGGGTGAAGGGTCGATTATCTCGCCGCAGCTGGGCGAGCGTCTGCGCGCCCTGATCGACGCGGCGAAGAACGAGCGCAGCCATTACGAGTTTCGCCTGGGCGCGCGCTTCGACGGCGGCTTGCTCTTTGCCAATGCCACCCGTGGGCGAGGCCTGCAGCGCTTATGTGTGGATGCCCAGGCGGTGCAGGTCGACGTGGCGGTGCAGGGGCTAAAGCTGGCCAATGCCACCCAGTCGCTCGGTGTTTCTCGACGGTCTGTCGAGGCCCTGGGCGTTC